ACTGTCTTCACAGTTGAAGACTCAATGGAAGGGAACAATGGAATCGAAGCAAGTTGGAGATTCGTCTCTCATGCACTCAGATATGGAGCAGGAGTTGCTGTCCATCTATCAAAGCTCAGACCCAAAGGAACTGAAAACGGAAAAGGTCTTACGGCTTCTGGCCCAGTCAGTTTCGGAAAAATCTACTCAACCTTAAATGAAATAATTCGCAGAGGGGGACATTATAAAAATGGAGCGTGTGTTTTACATTTGGATCTCGATCATCCTGATATCGTTGACTTCATTACTACTCCTCGGTCAGAACTACCGTGGGTCAAACGGTGCGTCAACATTAATGATGAGAAATGGAAAAACGCTAATCAGACAACACGGGATGCAGTGATATATGGCATCAGATCAGGTGACATATGGCTAAACAAAATTAAGTATGACAACAATGAAAACAGAATCAGAGGAAACGTTTGCCTTGAGGTATACCTGCCATCACGAGGAACTTGCCTCTTGCAACACATCAATACTGGTGCCTGTAAAATCGGAGACTTGCAAGGAGCTTTCGCTGAAGGTATGTCCGACTTGTGCGAGTTACATAGCAAAACAGGCATTGATAGTTCTGGAGAATACCTCCCCTCACAGACGGATAGGCAGGTCGGACTCGGGGTACTTGGATTAGCTAATCTGCTAAGACAAAACAACGTCACCTATGCACAATTTGGTGAGGCATTAGCAGCTACTAACGATGGAATACCAGGATTAGGTACAGCTGGATTAATTGCTGGAGAAATATATAAAGGCATACAGAGTGCGGCTGTAATAGCTAGAAGATATAGTATGGAGAGAGCATTTGCTATAGCTCCTACCGCAAGCTGTTCATATAAAAGTCAAGATAGAGAAGGCTTTACTTGCACACCTGAGATAGCACCTCCTATCGCTAGGAGTGTAGATAGAGACAGCGGCACCTTTGGTGTACAGACATATGAATATGGTGATGTAGAGATCGCCTCAGAGGTTGGTTGGGATGCCTATAAAAAGGTAGCTGACGAACTAATGTATATGTTTAACCATACAGGGCTTCTTCACGGCTATTCATTTAATAGCTGGAGCGATGTTGTGACATATGACGAAAGCTTCGTGGAAGAGTGGCTAGACAGCCCCCAGACATCACTTTATTATTCCCTTCAGGTAATGGGTGACGTTCAAGATAAGTCAAGTGCGTATGCAGCATTAGATGAAGATGACGTACAAGATTACTTGCAAGGGATTCTACAAAAAGAACCCGAATGCGATTGTCAAGAATGAATCCATATGAAAAGTTACTCAATAGAAAGAGGACTTGGACACCTGTCCAAACAACAGCAGGAAAGCTTAAGGTTGGAGCTGAAGAGACCCTCTACCGTGCTCTCGCAATACGCCACATGGAGTTACCAGTTGGCGAGTTTATTACAGAAGCACTTGAAAAAGAGGTTCCCCAATCAGCACGGACTCTTTTAGAATCCAACGTCCAAGACGAGATCAAACATGACCTTGCTCTTGGCTATATAACAAACGCTATAGGCGTTGACGAGAAGTCTGAACAAGAGGCTTTTCGACTACGGGATGCGTGGGAATCGCACCCTGATCACACAATAACTAAAGCCTTGGTAGCAGAACGTGCAATCTTCTTTGTACTTTTGCCTTTTTTTAGGTTTAATGGCGATGCTGGTCTCAGAACGGTATCAGCTGATATTTCCAGAGACGAACAAATACACGTGGCCACTAATAGCCTCGTATGTTCTGATATGGGTCTTACTCCTAGTAAATCTCTGGATAAACTTAGGAAGGCCACAATTAACTGGATAATGGAGCCATTAGGTAAGAATACCTATGGCGATAAATATTTAAGTAAAAAATTTTGGCTGGATACTAGCGATAATCTTATGTATAACGGCAAGGCTCCAGAGCTAGTCGAAACTAAGTCAGCAAGAATGCCAGCCTTCTTTGAACATAGCAATGTCAATCTCCCCCAATACTCTTGAGTCAATACTAGGACCAAACTTAGAGTCAATCCTCGCTGAACTTGAGGAAATATATCCACCAACCAACCCTAACCCTAATGAAAAGATGGAAACAATTATGTATAAAGCTGGTCAACGATCAGTAGTCGAGTGGATAAAAACTCGTATCAGTGAGGAAGGATAGATGGTATTAAGTATTACAGGTGCTAATAAAAAAAAACCTTATTCAGTCACTACAACTACTTTAGAAGACTTCCAAAACAGTATAAATCCAACCCCCCCATCTCTTTCAATAAGTGAACAGCTCGATGCTTTAGGTCCACTTGGTGACCACAATATAGAGGAATTTCGTCGTCTTAATAATACTGCTGTTCCAAACCCATTTTTAGCCGCTAATGGAGTTACTCCAGAATCCTTGGCAGAAACTAGCAACATATTTGAGGACGCAATAGCTGCAAATGAAATTCTTAAAGAACGTGGTAAAGGACCTCAATCTCAGGCAATGGGTGTGAATCAGTTAAGAGGACTTGGTATAAATGCCTCGGTAGATAACCCAAATACAGATCTAGAACAACCTGTGCTAGATGAGTTACTAAATCAGACAAAAGCTATTCAGGATCTAGGTATAAACCAAGTAGTTGCTAATCAAACTCCAGCACAAAACCTAATATTTGACAATCCTCAACTTATACCTAATAACAACACGTTAAATACACCTTGGTTAGATGATGGAGGTACTGGTAACAACATACCATTATTCCAAGGTGCTCTTTTCACTAACCCAGAAGGTGGTCCTAATACAGCAGAAGAAACGGCGGCTGCTGCAGAAAATTTAGCTCCTATATTAGAAGAAGATCCTAATTTCTTTAATAAAGAAGGGGAGGCTACTCAGTTAATCAATGACCTCTATGCTCAATATGGTCTAAATCCTGACGATGAAGGTGTTTCACATTGGTTAAATAACTTGATTGGTGGTGCTTCGCCTGAAGAGATTCAAGCCAACTTTGGACTTGCTGCTTCACAGAATCCTCTTTCTAATAATTATGTAGCTCCTACTCCTCCAGGAACTACAACTCCTCCTCCAGGAACTACAAATACAACTCCTCCTCCAGGAACTACAACTCCTCCTCCAGGTATAGATCCATTATTACAGGGTCAACTAAATGCATCACCCTTTGCTTCATCAACTGCATCAGGAACACCTCCAGGAACACCTCCAGGAACATCTCAAATACCCGCTGGACAAGAAGGATGGTGGAATCAATTTGCTGATGCAGATGCGTTTAAGAGCTTCTTACAAGGAGATCAACAACAAAGCACAGGAAGTATGCAAGATTTTATGCAGTTCATGATGATGATGAACATGATGGGAGGCATGGGCGGTGGCCGTGGTGGCTACGGTGGTAGTCAATACGGATACGGTGGTCTCAACCCAGGCGGTGTTCAAGCTGCTTACAACCCACTAGAACAGTTACAAGGATCATGGGATTGGTTTAACAAGTCCTTTGGTAGTGGTGGTAGTGGTGTACAAGGGGGTACTACAGCAAACGTACAATAAAAAACAATGACAGCAAAAACTAGGTATGATTATTTATCAAGCGAACGTACCCAGTTTCTAGACGAAGCAGAGGAAGCAGCGGAATTAACTCTTCCATATTTAATCATTAAGGATCAATACACCAAGGGGATGAGACATCTTCCTACACCTTGGCAGAGTGTTGGAGCAAAAGGTGCAGTGACATTGGCAGCAAAACTTATGCAGTCAATGCTCCCTGTACAAACCAGCTTCTTCAAGCTACAGGTAGATGAAAGTCAACTTGGTCAGGAATTTGGTCCACAGATTAAATCAGAACTAGACTTATCTTTTGCAAAGATTGAACGCACTATCTTGGAGGCTATTGCAGCTTCTAATGATCGTGTCATAGTGCATGAAGCTCTCCTACATTTAGTAGTAGCAGGTAATGCACTTATCTTTATGGGTAAGGAAGGTCTGAAAGTATATCCGCTAAACCGCTACGTTGTAGAACGAGATGGTAACGGCAATGTGATCGAAATAATCACGAAGGAAACAATTGCAAAGAAATTAATTGAAGATCAGCTACCAGAGGATGTACTTAAGCAGTACGACACAGTAGTTGATGGATCTGATGACAATGTTGAAGAGTGCGATATCTACACCCACATCACACGAGACAACAACAGATACGTCTGGCATCAGGAAGTACACGGTACAATATTAGAAAAGTCCCACGGGAAAGCACCTATTGATATAACACCTTGGATTCCATTGAGATTTAACACAGTGGATGGTGAGGATTATGGAAGAGGTAGAGTCGGTCAGTTTATTGGCGACTTAAAATCATTAGAAGCACTGTCCCAAGCCTTAGTGGAAGGGTCAGCAGCTGCAGCGAAAGTTGTGTTCACCGTATCACCTAGCTCTACGACTAAACCAAGTACCCTTGCTAACGCAGGTAATGGCGCAATCGTGCAAGGTAGACCTGATGACATTGGAGTCGTACAGGTAGGTAAGACAGCTGATTTCAGAACAGCATTTGAAATGATGCAACAACTAGAACGTCGAATCAATGAAGCGTTCTTAGTTATGCAAGTTAGAAATAGTGAACGCACTACAGCTGAAGAGGTACGCCTCACACAGATGGAGTTGGAACAACAATTAGGTGGACTATTCAGTCTTCTTACTACTGAGTTCTTACTACCATATTTAAATAGAGTACTTAATCAATTCCAAAAGACTGGAAAGATACCACGTCTACCAAAGGATATTGTTAAACCTACTATCGTAGCTGGTGTTAATGCACTAGGCCGTGGTCAGGATAGAGAAAGCCTAGGTCAATTCCTAACAGTCATCTCTCAGACAATGGGACCAGAGGCAGTACAGAAGTTTATCAATCCAGAGGAAGTGATCAAACGCTTGGCTGCATCACAAGGTATTGATGTATTGAACTTAGTTAGATCAATGCAAGAGATACAAGGTGAGCAACAACAAGCACAACAAATGGCTATGCAGCAACAGCAACAAGAACAACAAGTTGCAATGATGAAGACTCCAATGATGGATCCATCTAAGAACCCTGCAATGGCTGAACAAATGCAAGCACCACCACCAGAGGCATGAGCGAAGAACAAACACTCTCGTATGAGAACAACACAGAAACAGTTACCACTGAAGAAAACTTAACTCCAGAGGAGCAAGACTCTTTACAAGTAGGTGAGCAGATGCAAGAAGCTGAAGACCAGTTACTTGCAGGTAAATATAAAGACCCTAAAGATTTAGAGAAGGCTTATGCTGAACTCGAAAAGAAATTGGGCGAAAAATCTAACGAGGTTTCAAAGGAACCTGAATCAAAAACTGAACCGAAAGAGGAAGCTCCAAAAGATACAGAGCCAAACCTTTTAGATCAGTTATGGGAAGAGGGTTCTAATAATAAACTAACTCCAGAGACGTTTGATAAGATAAAGAAAATGAACCCTGTTGACGTTGCTAAGATGGCAATGCAACAAAGGTCACAGGCTCAAAACACTCCTCAGTCTAGAGAGTTTACAGATAAAGACGTATCACAGATACATGGATTAGTTGGAGGTCAAGAGAACTACAACAACATGATGTCTTGGGCGCAACAAAACGTCAGTGAACAAGAGGTAAATATGTATGACGCAGTGATGGAGTTAGGTAATCCCCTAGCTGCTTACTTCGCAGTACAATCATTAGCTCTTAAATATCAGGATCAGTCTGGTAAAGATGGTCAGATGATTACAGGTAAAGCACCTAAGTCAACAGCTGATGTATTTAATAGTCAGGCTGAATTGATCAAGGCTATGGAAGATGATAGATATAACGATGACCCTGCTTACAGGCAAGCGATTCAATCGAAGCTAGAGAGATCTAATATTAATTTCTAGGTAGACATGGCGACCTGACAGTTCATCATCGCCATTCACCTAGCTTTTAATTCAATGACAGTTATAACCGAATACGGTAAACAAAACATTTTCGCTAACGAAACCCCACCAAGACTTATGAACAAAGAAGAAGCATCAGTTCTACTACATGACGCAGAAGAACTAAACGGTCGTGCAGCAATGATTGGATTCATTGTAGCAATCGGCACATACATAACCACTGGACAAATCATTCCAGGCATTTTTTAAACCCTTTTATAAATGACTACAGCCACATTAACCAAACCATTTGACAACTGGCAGCGTTTCTGTGACTGGACTACGAGTACCAACAACCGACTATATGTTGGTTGGTTCGGTGTACTCATGATCCCTGCACTATTAACCGCTGCAACAGCATTTATCATAGCTTTCATAGCTGCGCCACCAGTTGACATAGATGGTATTCGTGAGCCTGTCTCAGGAGCATTACTCTATGGAAACAACATCATATCGGGAGCCGTTGTCCCGTCAAGCAACGCAATCGGTCTTCACTTCTACCCAATCTGGGAAGCTGCAACCCTCGACGAGTGGTTGTATAACGGAGGACCATATCAACTTATTGTGTTCCACTTTCTCATCGGTATCTCAGCATACCTGGGACGTCAATGGGAACTTAGTTATAGATTAGGAATGAGACCATGGATATGCATAGCTTATTCCGCACCAGTTGCAGCAGCATTCGCCGTCTTCCTCGTGTACCCATTCGGTCAGGGGAGTTTCAGTGATGGTATGCCTCTTGGTATTTCAGGGACTTTCAATTTTATGTTTGTCTTTCAGGCAGAACATAATATTCTTATGCATCCTTTCCACATGCTCGGCGTTGCAGGGGTATTCGGTGGAGCTTTATTCGCTGCTATGCACGGAAGTCTCGTTACTTCCTCACTTATTCGTGAAACGACTGGGCTTGATTCTCAGAACTATGGATATAAATTCGGCCAAGAGGAAGAGACGTATAACATCGTTGCGGCTCATGGCTACTTTGGGAGACTCATCTTCCAGTATGCTAGCTTTAACAATAGCCGTAGTTTACATTTCTTCCTGGCTGCTTGGCCCGTCACTTGCATATGGCTTACCGCTATGGGAGTCTCCACTATGGCTTTTAATCTCAACGGCTTTAACTTCAACCAGTCAGTCGTTGATGCTAGTGGACGGACAATCCCAACTTGGGCTGATGTCTTGAACCGTGCCGATTTAGGCATGGAAGTAATGCATGAAAGAAACGCACATAATTTTCCACTTGATCTAGCGGCTAAAGAAGTCGCACCGATAGCTTAACGATACTTCCGTTCATCCCTATGGGACGCATGAAACCTTAGACATGGAACGGGGTCTGGGGTACTTGGAGATTTCCAATGACTATTAAAGTTACTTACAAGTATCGTGGCATCACTTATACAAAATCAAAATCTATTTAATTAAAATGAAAACAATTGCACTTGCTCTCGCAACAACCACTCTAGCGTCTGCACCTGCATTCGCTGGTACTTACATAAACACTGAAGTTAACAACGGTTACTATGGGTCTCAGTATGTTGGTAGAACTGTAGAACTACACGTTGGAGCTGAAGGTACTAAGGGAAAGGTTGACTACTTTGTACAAGGTGGTCCTGCTTTAGTAGCTGTTGACGGCGTTGACGGTACAGAGACAGAACTATCAGGTAAGTTCGGAGGTACATATAGCATCTCCTCAGCTACATCTCTTTATGGTGAGTTTGCTGGAGGCACCAATGGTGATCTAGATAATTCATACAACCTAAAAGTTGGAGCTAAGTACAAGTTCTAATGTCACAACAAAGCGACAAGGCTAGGGCTTCAGTAACTTCACTGACTCCCGAACCAGAACTTAAAGAAGAAGAGAAAGAAGAAGTTGAAGAAGAAGTTCAATGAATTATGGCTAGTAGTATTATTTACTCTAGCCTTCTTCATACATATAGAAGTACTTCATGTAAACTTCCATAGCAGAGAGGCACCTCAGTGTCTTTCTAGCGAGCTTAGTTTAGCGGTAAAACTCTAGCCTTCCAAGCTAGGTTCATCGGTTCGATTCCGATAGCTCGCTTTTGGCTTTTAGCCCCGTACGCGGGATACCTATTAGCCGTCTAGACGGTGGGATAGACCACAAAACTTGAATTTTAATTTGCATGCGATGATGATTTATACCCTCAAACATTTTAAAAGATAGATAAATGGCTCAACAGTCAACCGACCATCAGGCGTCGGTAACTATGCCAGGTGCTTCTAATAGCACAGGCGATAGAAGAGCTCTCTACTTGAAATTATTTTCAGGAGAGATGTTCAAAGGATTCCAGCACAACGCAATAGCTAGGGATCTTGTTATGAAGCGTACCTTGAAGAACGGCAAATCATTGCAGTTCATCTACACAGGACGCACAAAAGCCGAGTTCCATACTCCAGGCAACAGCATACTAGGTAACTCCGATGGAGCACCTCCAGTAGCTGAGAAGACCATCACAGTTGATGATCTACTTATCAGTTCAGCTTTCTTATACGAGCTTGACGAGACATTGGCTCATTATGATTTGAGATCTGAGATATCCAGAAAGATTGGATACGCTCTTGCTCAAAAGTATGATCGCCTAGTGTTCCGTGCAATCACACGAGGAGCTAGAGCTGCATCACCTATTACTAAGGCTAACTTCGTAGAACCAGGTGGTACACAGATCCGTGTTGGTACAAACAACCAAGGTTCTGATGCTTATGTTCCTGCATCTTTGGTAAACGCATTCTATGATGCTGCAGCCGCAATGGATGAAAAAGGAGTCAGTTCTGATGGGAGAGTGGGTGTATTAAACCCTCGCCAATATTATGAATTGATCCAACAGGTTGGTGATAATGGTCTAGTTAACAGAGACGAGCAAGGTACATCCCGTCAGAAGGGTAATGGCATTGTTGAGATCGCTGGTATCAAGATCTACAAGTCAATGAACATTCCGTTCTTTGGTAACTACGGTACTATTTATGGTTCCGCATCAGCTACAAACCCAGGAGTAACCTCACCTACAAATGTTGGTTCATTTGTTGGTAGTGACACTGAGCTTGAAGCTGCACAAGCTTCAGATACAGGCATCAATAACGAGTACGGTAACCATTCCGAATTCGCTAACTCTTGTGGATTAATATTCCAAAGAGAAGGAGCAGGTATCGTTGAAGCTATCGGTCCTCAAGTTCAAGTAACGAAAGGAGATGTTTCGGTTATTTACCAGGGTGACGTGATATTGGGTCGCTTAGCATGTGGGGCAGATTATGTTAATCCTGCTGCATGTGTTGAACTAGTTGCAGGTGCTGCAGTTGGTTCTACAGGTAACGCTGCATTCTAAAATGCACACTTATGGGGAGTCATTACGGCTCCCTTTTTTTTATTTATATTAATCAACTATGGCTTTCCCTACCACTAATGCTGCTACAGAATTACCCGCTATAAATCAAATCCTAATGGCTTGTGGTCAGGCTCCAGTCACCACTTTGGATGAAACCAACCCAGACGTTGCGATTGCATATACAACCCTTCTAGAGATATCTAGAGAGGTTCAAAGTGAAGGCTGGACCTTTAATAAGGAAGCACATTATGAGATGACACCTGACTCTAACAATGAGATCCTCATACCAAATAATGTATTACAAATAGATCTTACACAAGCTCATGCAGGTGATAAGAATGTAATAAGAAGAAATGGCAAACTATATGATAAACAAAATCATACTGATCAATGGACTAATGGAGCTGTTGAATGCGATATCGTTTGGTTCTTTGATTGGGTAGATCTACCAACACCTATACAGGACTACATTACAGCTAGAGCTGCTACCACTACATCCAGTCGGATAGTAGGAGATCAAACTCAATACCAAATGCTTCAACAAAAAGAGGCATATACCAGAGCTATGGCTCTTGAATACGAAACAAGCCAAGGTGACTATTCATTCTTTGGTAAAGCTGATGGAGCCAACCCATACATCGGTTATCAACCTTATCATGCACTTTCTAGATAATGGCAGCAGTAACACAAAGGATCTCCAACTACTTAAGTGGAGTATCAAAACAAACAGATAGTAAGAAGCTTCCAGGTCAGGTACGAGAATGTATTAATGGTTTCCCTGATGTGACATTAGGTTTAACTAAAAGACCTGGATTTCAATTTATCAAAACACTTACAAATACAGGTGGCACACCATCTGATGAATTTGATAACAATGATTTAGATGGTGCTAAATGGTTTTATATGACTGTAAGTGCGACTAGATATATAGGATGTATTACACCCGCTGCAGGTGGTACTAATGGCAGTATCAATATATGGAATGCTGATACAGGAATTGCATGTACGGTCACTAATGGGTCTGCACATACCTACCTAACAGGTACAAGTAAATCTAACTACGACGTCTTATCAGTACTTGACTCAACCATCATTACAAACGATTTAGTTACTGTAACCGCACAAGCTGCTACTACAGGTTTTGTAGCACAGAGTAGAGGTACAGTACTACTAAGTACACAGGGAGTCCTTGAGGCTTCAATACAAAGTACTGATTTTGAAGTTAAGTTAGGTGGTACAGCTATACTTGCTGAGAAAAGTGCTATCCAAGTATGTACTTACACATCAGGTGGTACTGTCGATTTTGATGATGTATTAACTGGAATCAAAGCTGCAATAGATGCAAAAAGTATAACTGGTATGACATGTACTAAGTATGGTACATCTCTACAATTAGATTATGTAGTCAGTGGAACTAGAACACCATTTACTTTAGAAGCTAAAGGTGGTATTGATAACAAACGTATAACAGTTTACCAAGATTGGGCTGATAATGAATCATGGCTACCATCCAATTCATTTCATGATCAACATGTAACTATTTTAAATTCACGGCTATATGACGAAGATAATTATTATGCAAAGTTTGTAGCTAACAACACCTCAACAGGTGGTGAAGGTTATTGGAAAGAAACAGTAGCTAATAATATATCTCCAGGGTTAACAGCCACTACAATGCCTTATAAGCTTAGAAATACAGGTGCTACTACCTTTGTCTTTGAGCCTGTAACTTGGGGTAATAGACTAGTTGGAGATGATCTAACAAATGCTCATCCTAGCTTTGTAGGTAAAACTATAAAGAAAGCTTTCTTCCATGACGATAGACTTGGTTTCTTGTCAGAAGATAACGTCATCCTTAGTAGAGCTAAAGACCCTTATGAGTTCTATGCAACATCAGCTAGAACACATACAATGGCTGACCCTATAGATGTTAACTGTGCTTCTGTTAGAGCTACTAAACTACATGCAATTAAACCTGCTAGACAGGGTTTAGTTCTTTTTTCAAAGAACCAACAATTCCTAATCTATGCAGATGACGGACCTTTAACACCTCAATCTACAAAGATAAGACCAATCTCTAATATGGAGATGAGTGATGAGGTTGATCCAATTGACGTTGGTACTCACTTTAACTTCATCAGTAAGACTCCTAACTTTACTAGGGTCTTTGCTATGCAGACTAAAGGTCTTGGTGAAAGCCCACAGATCTTAGATATAGGAAGGATTGTTAATGAGTGGATCACCGATGATATAGATACATTAATAGCTAGTATTCAGAATGAGTTCATAGCTATGTCAAGTCAAAGTAGTAATACCATATATTTCTATAAGACTTATACAGATGGTAAAGAACTACTTATGGAGTCTTGGTTTAAATGGACATTACCTGGGACTATTCAGTCAATGTCTATTGATGAGGATGATATGTACTGTGTTACCAAACAAGGTACAGGTACATCTGCAAGATATACCTTAGAAAAGGCTAACTTAACTCAGAGTCCAGAAGTAGCTATCATAACTAATGCACAGGGTCAAAAGATTAACCCTTGTATAGATTTATATGCACGGGCTAGTTCTGTTGTATATGACCCAACTAATAACTTTTCAAAATGCTATCTACCTTTTGCTAATCTAACTGATCAAAAGAATGTAATGATCGTTGCTGGTACAACAGCAGCTGGTACGTTTAATAACTCAGGATTTACTATCACTCCAGAATCTATAACCGATGGTTCTGGTACATACTGGAAGATACCTGGAGAAAACCTCTCTACGAACGCTAACAACGTCTACGTGGGCTATGCTTATGACTTTGATGTCGAACTACCTAAGATCTATTATGACCTCTCTGGGGATGGTAAACAGGTTGACTTTACAGCTAACCTTACAGTAGCTAGATGCAAGTTTGATGTAGGTTTATCAGGTGTAGTTGGCTTCAAACTAAATGCAGTTGGTAGGTTTGCTAGTAAGAAGGAATTTACAGGTGATGGATCAACTACTCAATTTGAGTGGATATCATCAGATCTTAATTATGTAGATAGAGATGAAGTGAAGGTAAAGGTTAATAATGTAACCACTACATTTACTTTTGTTAATGATACAAAGATTCAATTCTCATCTGCACCAGCTAATAACGCTAAGATACTTGTCTACTTGGATGAATGGTATGACTTAAATCCAACTACAGAAGCTAATACATATCTAGCTGATGACGTTCCATTAGAAGAATCAAACGTACTAACAGTACCAATACACCAAAGAAGTAAGAACTTCACATTAAGGGTCTTTAATGACTCACCATTTCCCGTCTCTCTCAACTCGATGATGTGGGAAGGAAACTACTCACCGAGATTTTATAGGAGGACTTAAGATATGACAGATCCAGTAACCGCTGGTTTAATTATTGGTTCATCATTATTTTCAGGCTTCATGGGAAAAAAATCCCAAGATAAACAAGCAGACGAAGCTAATAAGTATAGAGAATTACAATACGGTTATGATAAAGAACTGTATCAAATGGGTAATGAAAAGCTAGATGCTGATTGGGCATTTGCTTATGAAACCTATGAATTACAGAAAAGTAACGAAGAGAAGATAGCAGCATATAGTGATGCTATGAACTTGAAGCGTTATAATTATGACCTCAAGATTGTAAAAGCTCAGAATGAATCTAATAAGAAAGCATTTCAAAAATCAGAACAATTATATCACTCACAGTTAGGGTTTAATAATGCAGCTGCAAATGCTGCACATGAAGATGCACTAACCAAACAACGAGAAATAAAACAAGAAATTGCTTTTAAAAATGGTGATGCTATTGTAAAAGCAATTGAAGAAAAAGGTAAGCTAGCTGTAACAATGCAAAGTGGTGGGAGTTCAGCTAAGGCTGCTCAAGCACTACTAGCTTCAAGAGGTAAGAACGAAGCTTTACTGGCAGAATCATTGTATAGTTCTAATATCAGCACTATCCAAACTTTAAAAACAATATCAAGAGATAAATACGGAGCAGATTTAGCTGCTTTTGCTAACAAAATGTTGGAACCTGGAATTGTACCAGATCCAATAGCATCACTTCCTACACCAGTAGCTGACTTCCAAGCACCAAGAGCATTAGTAGGATTTGATTACGGTCCAGAACCTATTAAAGGTGTTAAGTCAGTAGGAGGTTCTTGGTTAAATGTAGCATCATCAGCACTATCAGGTGTAGCAAGTGCAGCTAAAGGTGGATTCATTGAATTTTAATTAATTATGGCATACACAAGTCAAGCTAAAGGTAAGCAAGCACGATTCCGTCCAATACAAGCAGGTCAAGAAGCTTTGAACCAACAACTTGTAAAGGATGAGCAAGTTATACGTAACATAAAAAGTGTAGCGGATCAGCAGGAAGCACAGGACGAGAAAACTATCCGACGCTTAAAGCATAACGCTACACAAGTCAATATAAATCGTGAGGCAAACCAAAGGCTAGTAGATAAAGCAGATCAAAAACGCAGATCTGCTATCGAAGCAAATCAGATACGCACTCGACAGAATGCGGAAACTGAAATCAAAAACATAGAAAAAGAAGCTCAATCTTGGAAAGCGTTTAGTGAAACAGCTACAGGTGTATTAACACAATATGCTAAAAGTAGGAAACAAGCTTTAGAGATAGAAGAATTTCAAAAGCAATATAAAAATCCAGAAAACTTTTTCAATGAAAGTTCATTAGATAACGAAGTTTGGAAAAAAGTACTAGAACATGGTGCTTTAACTGCTAAAAAAGCTAAAGAACTTGGTCTTGATCCTAGCATTGTTACTCAACTTTCTACTCTTTCACCAGAACTTAGAAATGTACAACGCCAAAAAGCAGTTATAAGTTTAAATACTATAGGCTTTTCTGAGTACAGAAAAAGAGCTATTGATAAAAGTGGTGCTATTACTGTAGAAGATAAAAAGAAAGTTGCACAAGCAGCTGCCTTTATGTATGCTGCAGAGTTAGGTGTACAAAGCAGTGGTAAACTACTTGAACCTTATTACAAGCATGTACTTACAAGTAATAATGAATTTATAAAAAAAGAAACAGATTCTTGGAATAATTTAGAAAGTACTGAAAATGCTGAAGATGCTAAAACTGATTTCTTTTTAAATAAAACTACAGAAGATGCTCAACATTACTTTAATATTTATCAAACAAAAGTAGGTTTAATTTTCAAACCAGATGGCACAGGATCTACAAATGTTGATGTTAAATCTGCTATTAAAAAATTAGCTGAAAATCCTAGAGAAATACAGAATTTAGAAAAATTTAAAAAGTTAGAAACATTACCTAATACAAGAGGTGATGAGATATTAAACCCTGCTATGCCTATAGAGAAATTATTCTCTGAAAGTGAATGGGTAGATATTACTAATAAAAGAAATACAACTTTAGATAATGATCTTACAAAAGATAAGTTAAAAAAAGATATTTATAGCGGTCAACTAAGACAGAAAGTTGAAGCTACACTTGCTCCAGGTGGTGAGTGGAATGGTACACCAGAAGGTTTTGCGGAAATCATAGATAAAGCACCAGGTTTAAATCAATCTGATAAAGACTATTTAGAAGAAACTTTTCTTTTAACAAGTGGTGCTAGTGTAGATAATTCAGATGCTGCTAAAAATGCAAAGCTTCAAATTAAATCTGGTACATTTGATAAAGCAGCATATGATATTTTACCACAAGCTTTGAAAGCAAATAAAGAATTTAGTGAAGCTTACCAAGCCGCTGAACAATTAAATGCAATGGGTTGGGACAAAACTAAAATAGATCAGTATGTTGGTAACTTTATTAAAAATGATATTTTAAAGCTGAAAAGAACTACTGGAGATCCATTACTTAATAGAACTGTACTACCTTCTATATTAGAAGCTAAGGCTGATTTCCGTAATTATTTTAAAGAGGAATTAGCAAAAACTAAAAATCCAGAATTAGCTCGACAGAATGCATTAACAAGATTAGTAACGGAAGTAACAGATGGTAAAAAGAATGGTACAGGTAAATGGAGAATTGATGAATCATATGCTGGTTCTGGTGCAACTATAGGAGAATCTCATTTTCCTTTCTTTGATCCAGGCAGCGATGATTATCAAGTTGAATATCCTGTAGCATTATTACCTAATAAGCTTGAAGCAGTACAAGAGAATAAAAGTATTGTACTAACTCAACAACTGTTCACTAAACCTTATATAGAAGAACAGATCAATAATGTACAAAATGGTCTGGGTTTCAATATAACAGAAGATATTAAAGAATTAAAGAAAGCTAGTGGTAAGAGTTATAGTGATATAATAATGTCACAAGCTAAATTATTAGGTTATAAAAAATCAGACTTTCAATTAGAACCTAGTATTGCTGAAGAGATGCTATCTAGAGTCGTCTCTACTGAAGGCACAAATCAAGATCTCAAGAATTTCACTAGAGAAATTAAAACTATTGATGATGCTTTCAAATCTAATTTAGCTGTAGCTGCTCCAAGATTTGAACCTGCTATGAGTCAAACATCTAGGTGGGCTACAAGGAATGGTATTGAAACTAGTACACGACATTCGATACCTAGTCTAGCTTTAAGACCAGAGGGTCAGGTTATACTTCAAAAATACTTTAGACAAGATGGCATGCCTAGAGGTGGTGCTTTTGTAGTTAGTACAACAAAGACAAAGAACGGTGTAGAAAGAGTCATATCCTTACCAGGAACTGACCCTAACGAACCTGAATTCATCTTCTTACTAGACGGAGGTAATTAATGGAAGAAGAAACAACGAATGAGTCTCTTCCTACCAAAGAAGTAGTAACAGAAGAGATTCCACAAGCGGAAACAGTCGAGCAACAAGCTGAACTTAAATCAGAAGAAGGTGCTCATAAGGCTGTAGCTGTAGGGCAAAAAATCTTTGGTGGTCTAATGAAGGGAGTGTTTGACCCCTTAAATGCTATCCAAGGAAAAGAGTGGGATGAGCGCATGAAGAATACAGGAGAATTACAAGCTTCTATGCTTCTTTCTGTACCTGATGCTGCTTTTGATGTTATAGGCATGATGGGTAAGCATGGCAAACGTGTAGATGACTTCTATGATGATGTCACTAGAATGTCAAATTCTAATATCCAGAAGGCTAGAGGAGTTATGTCAGTCGTTATACCTAGTTTTATGGGTATAGGACTTGTAGGAGCTGGAACTAAAGCTGCAAAACTTAATGGTATTTCCAAAGCTGTAGCTACAGTAGGAGGTAATCTAGCAATTGACGGTGGTTTAGGTTATGCATCTGATCAAAATGAAGGTGCAGATACACTAGCTAAAACTCTAGCTGATAGTTTCCCTGGCTGGTATGGTATAGAAGGTAAGATACCTCTCCCTGAAACTTGGAAAAACACAAATGCTACAACAGCTGAACAGCTCAGATGGATGCATATGTGGGAAAACACTTCTATGGCAGCCACTGCTGATGTTCTTGGTTATTCAGTTATAGGGCTTTCAAAACTCTATGGTGCAGGTAAGAAACCAGTAATGAGTTGGTTCAAACCTTTAAGTGAGAAAGCAGCTAAATGGAAAAATCAACAGATCTTTACTAATGCAGATAAAGGTACAACCCAAGCTTTATCTAAACTTGATGATCAGGTTATAGGATTAGAAATACGTAAGGCTGAAATCTTACAAGCTATTGAAACTAAGCCTGGTACTGCAGAACTTAAAGTATTACAAGATCAATTAGTTCAATTAGATGAACAAATAGTATTAGCAAAAGAAAACAAAATAGGACTTGCTAATGAGTATGTTAATACTGGAAGCACTAAAGCTACAGATAATGATCTAAATTCACATCTAGAACGTAATCAAACTTCAAGGAACATACAAAGAGAGGGTAATGCTCTAGATAAATTAAACACTGATCCTACTGGAGCTAAAGGTTATGATGGTGAAGTAACACCTGGATTAAGTAATGATGCTAATCGTACCTACAATAATATATCTCAAGGTAATGTTGCCGAGAATATGATTGATACGACTACAAATAAATTAGGTATGACCAAAGGAGATAACACTTCTTTAGTATCTGATAACATGTACACTAAAGGTTTCAGATTAGGTAAGAAATCAAGAGATGCTGTAGAAGGTTTCGCTAAGCAAACTGAAGATATGGGAGATTGGCAAGCAATCAAGAATGGATTTAAGTTTGCTAAGAAGGATATGGATGAGGCTGCATGGAAAATCTATGAAGATATCATTCATGCAGGTAGTGTAAGAGATGTTAAAAAGCTATTTATGGCTGATAAAGATTTCTTAAAGATAACCGAAGAAACCACTAGGCAAAGAGCATTATTAGCTCCAATACAACAAGTAGAGATTGATGCAAGAGCACAATTCTTTGCTATGCGTGATTTAGTTGATAGGTTTATAGGTCGTTCTGTTGTTGAGTCTTCAGCACGTACTATGGATACTCTTGGTAGAGATATCAGAACTGCATCTGAAGCTGTAACAAAATTTGGACCAGAGGTTACAGATCAAGCTAAGGTAATGAATAATGTCTTAGATAAGCTTGAGTTCTTAATGAGCGAGTATGGTATAAACAAATATGTATCCAGTTGGCAACTTCGAAACAAAGGTGTATGGAACGAAGCTGTAAGAAAAGGTGAAGATTTAACTCAACTGGCAGGTAGATTAAACGGTGAGTTTGAAGAAGCTTTAAGTGCTCAGCATAAAAAAGCTATGAACTATCGTAAGATCATACAAGAGGCAGCTGCTGAAGATCCTAACCTAGCTAAAGCTTTTGTTGAAGCATATGCATTATCAGACGGTGATGTAGATACTATCTTAAAAATGCATCAATGGGGAGTAAACCAAATACACCCAGTAGGTGCTATACATAGTAGAAGAACTAAATGGAAGTTAAATCTACTTGCTAGAGGTTTAAAAACTATCAGATTTAACAATGTATTATCAGGTCTAGCACCAATAAATGCTGCTAAAGGTAGTGCATCTGCTATCATAGGTAAGCCATTAAGAGCATTCACTCATGCTGGTTTAGATTTTCTAAAAACTGGTGATGCAGAGGCTGTACGTAAAGTTACTTATCTATATGGTGCTATCCAAGAAACTAATAAAAAAGCATTAGTTGATGGTTGGAACATGATTAAACGTGTTCACCATGATGATAAAGGTATGATAAGTGCATTCCGTAAGGATTATATAGTTAAAGAACAGAAAACTTGGGAGGCAATGGATGCCTTATCTGAGAATTGGAAAGCTAATAAACAAACAGGAAGAGTTCTTATGTATCAAATGGCTAAGAACTTGAACAAAATAGGAGCTAATAGATGGTATAAAGGAGCTATGACAGCTATGACTGGTATAGACTCTTACACAAATACTATGATGGCTCATTATTGGTCAAGAGCCTTAGCATATGAAGAGATAGCTAAGAAGGGATTCCCATTTGTAGAAGATAGCTGGAAACCATCTGCACAACTACTTGAAGCAGAGAAAGCACATTATGCTAAAATGTTTGATAAGCAAGGTCTACCAACAGATGATGCTTTGAAACAGTTTAGTGGTGAAGTTAATTTAAACTTAGATCATGCATTCGCTGATAAGGTTACACAGGCTACCGATGCTTTACCTATAACACAAGGTATGTTCATGTTCCCACGAACAGGGATTAATGATGTTAATAGGATGAGTTCTTACTTACCATTAGGTAAGATACCAGGCTTTAAAAACAAATATGTTAAAATTTTACAAGCAGGTGATGATCTTAACCTTATTAAAGAAGCTTTAAAAGAGCATGGTATTGTTTATGAGAAATACCCTCATGCTATGGATATGTATAAATATCTAAAAGAAGAGTATGAAGCACGTTTATCATGGT